AGGAATTTTGTCTGCTGAACCTGATAATCCTGCAAAAGCAGTTAAATTATTGTTTAAAGGTTGTGCATCTAAAACAGACCTGCCAGAAGCAGTTGTAATGGCTTCAAAAACTTGTCTACCAACTATTCCTCCGCCAATATTTTGCTGCGCTGATGCGGTTGTTATTGCAGTAAATAAATTGTTGCCAACAGTTCCAGCTTCCAACAAACTTCTAACGCTTGTTGCTGTAGATGCGCTTACCAATGATCTACCAAAATTACTGGTATCTTCATAAAATAAAGCACTATCAATAAAATCACCAAATTGCGATTCGGTTGGTTTATCGCCAGTGTTAAAATATGTTTTTGCAGTTGTTCTATTTACAATAGCCATAATTATTTTTTAACTTTAATTTTAGTATTTTCTTGTTTATTTTTGCGTGATGGTTGTTTAATTTGGTTTTCTTTTTTCTTTGTTTTTTTTGTTATATACATGTTATTCCTGTTGTTGAGGTTGTTGATAAATTGAAGTTGCACCTATTTTTTGTGCTATAATAGATTTTAATAAAGAATCTTGATTTTTTGGCATAGGAATTTTGCCAGCAATAATTGCTTCCGCTATTTTTTCAGCTTTTGCTAATTGCATTTTAGATGCTATTCCTCTTGAAGCTGTGCTTGAAGCCATACCAGCCATTGCCGAAGGTAAACCTCCGCCAGCTACAATTGATCCAATTGGAATTAAACGACTTCCTAAAGTTCTAAAAGAATCTGATATTATTCCTGATTGAGCAGCATTTTTTATTAATTTGCGTTCACCTTCATTAAAATATTTTAATTTATTATCATTATTAAATAATGTTCTAAATCCTGATTTTATTGCTGTTGCGGGATTGTCGCTCATTTCTGCTCTAGTAATAATTTTTTCAATATCTCTTAATTTTGCAGATTTAGCCCATAATTGCCTACCTTGTTTTAAAGCTTCAAAACCTTCTTTATTGCCTTCAACCATATTTGGATTTACTTCTTCTACTAAATTTCTTAAATGTTGCTGTAATTTTAACAAAGGTAAACCTTCTTTGGTTATTCTACCATTTTCAACAAAATTATCTATTTTATCACCTAAAGCTTCATCTAATTCTTGCAATCCTTGTAAATTTAATTTTTGATCTTTAAATTTAGATAAAGTTTTTCCAATTTCATTTATAGCTGTATTGCCTGATATTGCTTTACCAATTTCTGTTTGTTTATCTAATTCTTTGGCTTTTTGTGTTAAATTATTAATAAATTGTTCTTTTAAAATTCCACCTTTTTCATCGGCAGTTTTATATGCTTGTCCCGCCATTTGCTTTACTTCATCTGCTGTCATTTTTTGAACTTTAGGAGCGCCAATATATTTTTCATAACCTTTTCCTAAACTTTTTAATAATCCATAAGATCCAGCGCTTATTAAACCACCACCTAATCCTTGAGTGGCTACATCGCCAATATCAGTTAAATCTTTACTTTCTCCTATTGATTGTAAAGCACCCATTCCAGCAGCTCCAGCCATTCCAGCTGAAAAAGGCAATGCGGGAGCCGCTAAAACGCCTCTAGCAATTTCAGTTGTTAATGATTGCGCGGGATATTGTTCTCTAGCTTGCCCTAATTTTGTTAATTCATTTTGAACGGCTTCGTTGTATAAATCTTTTGCTGAATCTTCAACTCCAGCTAATTTAGCAACTCCAGTAGCAATTCCAGCTTTAATTCTTGGAGCAAAAGGAACCGCATTAGTTAAAGTAGTTAAAGCTGCTTCACCTCGTGAAATTGGTTGGGTTTCTGATTGCGTTTGTTGTTCTTTTTGTTGATTGCCTAAATTATTATCAATATAATCTTTAGCAAATGAGTGCAAAATTTCGTCTGGTGTATCTTTTGGAAATTGTGCTGTTTTACCATCTGGTAATTTTACTTCTCTCATTTTATTTCGTACGAATAACCGTTATAAATATTATTATTTTCTTGTTTAATTGAACTTGGGCGATTTACATAATTAGTAATATCAAGCGGATTTAATCCATAATTTTTTCTAATTTGATTTAGGTTTAATTGTTGTAAATCAGATGCTCTTTTGTTAATTTTTTCAATTTCTTCTAATCTTTGTTTGACTAGTTCTTTATCATTTAGATTATTAAATAATTCATTCCAAGCTCTTTTTGCGTCTCCTTCGGTTTGCGTTCCTTTGTTTAACCGCAAAGAATCATTTCTTATTTTTTCTAAATTAGCTTTAAATGATGCATAATTTCTTGACTGTTCATCGCTTTTGCCTGCAAAATTTTTAACTCTTGCTTGAACATTTGTTATTGGTCCTAAATTTAATTTACCTGAATCAATTAATTGTTTTGTAGCTTTTAAATCAGCATTTATGCCTCCTGCAATACCAATTGTTTCTAATCCTTGGTTTTGTAACTCTAAAGCTTTAAACTCTAAAGCTTTAACTGGTAAATTTCCTTTTGAATTTCCTGCATTTACAACATTTCCATTTTCATCAACAAATGTATTTGTTCCTAAACGTCTATTTTTTTCTGCTTCTGAATTTAATTTATTAATTTCTGCTTTAGTTTTTTGTATTGTTAATTTTTCACCTTCAGCAGCAAGTGGTTTATATCCCATTTGTGAAGCAACTTTTGAAGCTAAAAATGTTGCGTTATTTTTGTGAATTGGTTCGGGTGAATTATGAAGTTGTGAAGCAATTTTTTGATAAGCGTTAATATCATTTCCTGTTATATCTTTTATAGCTTTGTCAACAGCCATAGCATCTTCATTGCCTTGTTTAACTTCATCTTGCATTAAATTGTAAAGATCGTGTTGTCCTTTTAATTTATTGCCAAATTCTTTTTGTCTTTGTTCTTTAATTTGTGCCAAAGCTTGATCAACACCTGCCGCACCAGTATTAGATGATAAGGCACTTAAAAAAGCACTTCCTATATCTAAACCACTTTGCAATTTTGATTGCGGTTGAGTTTGTTGAGTAAGTAATTGGGTTATTCTATCCCTTTGACTTGCTAAATTATTTCTTGCTTGAGAATTATCTAACATTGTAAATTTTTTTAATTTTTAAAGTTTATATAAATAATCCACCAGTTTTAACTCCGCTATTTAATAGCGCAAGAATTGATTGTCTTTGTTGATCATTTCTTTGATTTGCCAATCCAGCTAAACCTAGATTTGCTTGTGATTGATTTTGCAATTGAGAAATTGATTGATTTATTCTATTTAAAAGATTTCCTCGAGCTTCTTGTTGAGCTTGCATTCCTGCTTTATTTACAGCCGAAAACATTCCTTCATCTCTTCTTTCGGGGTCAAATATTTGTTGCCTACCCATTAAAGCTTGTCTGCGGTTAGCTTCTATCATATCGCGCAAATTTTGCAAATATCCACCCCTAACATTTTGAGTTTCTGCTTGCAACATATTTTTAAATCTTGGGTCATTTGGATTTAACATTAAATTTGTTAAATCATTTGCTTGATTTAATAATGCTTGGGATGTTTTTTCCGCACCCGATTTTTTTGTTGAAAATAATGGTAAAGCCATGTTTATTGCGCTCCTAAAGTTTCGCCGTATATTGTAAAATCTGATATTAAATCCCTACCTTTAACATCATCAGTTTCAAAAGCAATTCTAAATTGCTTTCCCCGCCAAGATAAAGGTAATTTTGGATTAATTGGTGTTATGCCCCCTACAGGAGCTTGTCCTATTGTTGCTCTTCCTATTACACCCGCACCAACTGTTGTATAATTAGTTGAATTTTGCGAAGTTCTTGTAAAATCGCCTATAACTGATATAGTATAGGTTATATTTGCTCCAGTTTCAAAAGTAGGGCGTATATATTTGCCTTTTTTTAATGTAACTGAATTTGTCGGTTCTTCTAATGTTAACCAAGCTGATTCTATTTTGGTAATAATTGAATTACCATCATCATCAAAATTACCTTGGTCAAATTTATATATTAAACCATTATCACCGCAACAAATTAATTGTCCAGAACTATTTACAAAAAATGCGTTCATTTCTGCAAATTTACCATTAAATTTTGTAAAAGATCCATTATTAACCATTTCTCCGTTAATATACATTGGAGTATAATTATAATTATAAACAGTTGAACCAATTTTACATAAAACCCAATTTCTTTTTGGGTAATGCGTTAATTGTAAAGCTTGATCATTACCTATTTGCGTGTTAATATTTGATTGAATTTCTGTTTTTATCGCTTCTGATACATTTAAAGTTTCTACTGCAGCTGAATCGTAACTTGATTTAAAAGAGCGTAAACCATCAAAAGCTAAATAAAGCATGTTAGAGCCAATATTAACTAATCCATATTTAGTAACACATCCTTGAGTAAAGTTACCAACTGGGGTAAGATTAATTGATTTTCCAGAAGTATCTGCTATTGGATCTTCTCCGCTATCAACAAATACTTGACCAACTCCTCCAGCAACTAAATATTTGCCGTAAGTTGATAATGTTTTTAATCCAGCACCTTTACCATAACGTGTTCCATAATCAATTGTTGATGATTTTAAAGTTTTAGTTTCCGTTGTCATATCTTGTGGATCATTTGGTCCAGATACTCTTATTTTTGTTGTATCTCTAGCATCTATAAAATAACCTCTTCCATAATGAACATGAAACCAAGAAGCAATAGGCATGGCTTTTTTATGAAATGCAATGGTATCGCCAGCAATTTGGGAAGCTACAGTTGTTACTACAATATTTGCAGAAACGGATTGCACTTGAGTTAATGCATTTCTTGTGGTATTATAAACAAAATCTCCAGTTTTTATTTCTGTTGCAGAAAAATCAACTCCCGAAACTGCAATTACATTTGAATTAGTTCCAGTGGTAGTTAATGCAACGTTATCTTTTTGCACCGATCCTGTAATAATGTTTAATTCTACATTATCCCAAATTTGATATTTATCGCCAACTTTATTAGCATTTGTAGCAAATCCAATTCCAGTTGCTGCCGATCCAGTTGGAGAAATATCTAAATCTGTCGTTCCAATGCTTGTAATTATTGCGTCGGCTCCAGTTATAGCATTATATACAATGTCATTTACTGCTACATAGGTTTGACTTGCCCAATTTGTAATTTTAGAATCTGTTAATTTTGTTGAGCTTGTGCCAGCACCCATTGTTCCAACATTAATTAAAGGTTGCAATTCTTGAAAAGTATTTCCACCATCATCGGTATAAAAATTTCTATCTACACCATTAATAAAAATTAATTTTTCTTGCATCATTCGACTAATTAATGTTGCACTAGAATTTTTGCCAGATAAAATTAAATCCCAATTATCAGTAGTTGCATTATAACGCCATATTTTACCTCCACCGCTTACTAAAATAGTAGATGTTCCAGTGCTATTAATATATTCGTGAACTCCTGTTAAATTAGGTTGAGATGATATTTGATTTCCAAATCTTTTAATACCCTGTCTTTTTTCAGCTTGACCAAAAACATTTACAAAGCGATTAGTAAAATTACTTGCATATTCTATAGGTTGACCTGATTGAGAAAATTCAGTTCCAAGTCCTCTATATGGTATATTATATTTGACAAATTTCATTTTCTACGATATTTTCCATAACCTGGTCTAAAATAAGAATCCGAACCGCTATCAGCGTGAAAACGGTTGTATGCTTCTTTTAGTTTTTGTTGATATTCTTGATAATAAGCCGCATATTGTTGAGTTGGCGTGCCTCCGGATTCTTCTAATGATTTTTTAGCAACTAATCCAGCAACTAAAACTCTTGATGGAAAAAAAGGCACTGCCGACACGTCTGCGGTTGTGTAAAGTCTAGGTTTTTTGTAATATGTTATTTTAAAAACTTTATTGTTTTCTGTAGTGCTAGGAATTGGAAAAACTCTAATTTTTGGATTAGCATTATCATCAACTCCTACAACCGCCCATTGTCTTGGACGGCTATACATTTTAATTCTATTTAATCTTAAAATATCATCAAAAGTTGTTAACCACATTGGCGAAATGTCGGTATCAAACGCAATTTCATGAATATTTTTAACTAAAGCACTAGTTTCAAAGCTATAATCTGCAACTGATGATGATGCTGTTGCTTCAATTTCTCTAATTGCTTCTTTCCAATCACCATAATCAGATACTTCGTCAATAACATCATTAAGTATTTCAACCATTAATTCTGCTTCAGTATCTGCCGTTAAAGATGATGCACTGCTTATTGCAAATTTTTTTCTAGCTTCGTTTACAATTCCTAAAATATTTTTTCTAATATCTGTTGATGCCATAATTACCTGCTTGTTCTTGAAGTGAAATATTGAGCCGATGTTATATGATAAACTGCTAAAGTTGTTCTATCTGGTATATCATAAGCAACGCCATTAGATAATTGATTAAATTTAGATGCGCTAGTTGGAAAAACTCTTGCACTAGCAGAAGCATCATTTACAATATAAGTAATCATTCCGGGGCGACATTTACCAATAATTAAAGCTTCATTTGCGCCACTAGTTGCTGTTTTTACAACATTAATTGATTCAAATAATTGTTTAGCTGCCGCCGTAGTAGTTCCTGTTGCTGCAACGCTGGAATTTACCGATCGTTGCAAAGCACTAACAATAACATTACCTGTAAATGTGGCGTCACCATCACTATTTAACGTTAAAGAAGCTGTAGGGTTTACGGATGATTTTTTTGTAGTATTAAATATAATTCTACCAGGTGATGCACTATCTGAAATTATTCCATTTGTATCAGCTCCTATGTTTATTGAACCAAATAATTTATAATTAGTTCCCGCCCATCCAGCACCGTAAATTGTAAAAACATTTTGTCCACTAGTAAGAGTAGCATGTGATGTAGTATCAGAATTTGATCTAGCGCCAACAATTAAAGGCTCGAAAGATGTTGAGTGTTTGTGTAAAATTGTTTGTGCCACATTAGTGCCGCCAATATCAGAAACTTTAAAACTTGATTGATAAGTAGTGCCATTAATATTTACACCACCAACTTCGCTTCCCATGTCTCCAGCATGTACAAAGTTTGATGCTACAAGTGAAGCTGAAACTGAATCAGCTAACAAATTTGTTGTTCTTATATTGCCTGAAGCGGTAAAATCACCGTTAATAGCTAAAGAAATATCAAGAGTTTGTTTTCCTGTTGCGGTAATTGGTAAAAAAGAATCAAATATATCGCCATAATCTGCTTGTTGCGGTATATCGTTATTTTCAAATAAAGTTTTTAAATATGTCGGCGTTCTTATTGTCATACATGTTCTGGGTAAATAATAAAACTACAACCGATTGACATATCACCTATGCCACTAGCTTCAAATAAATGGTCGGCTGGACCATTTCTATTTGCGGTTACGCTAGTATTGCCAATAAAAACCGAAGAATAATTACAAATGTGACCAGCCCTGTAAATTGGGTGGCTATAAGGTAAAGGTTTAGGGTCGTTTAAACCTTTAACAAAATCTTGTGGATGCTCTTTATCTGCATATTGTTTTCTAGTAAAAAAGCCACGATAATCACGAACCAAATCTTTAGCATAACAAACTTTGCCAGATTCTTCATCTTGCATAAGCCAAGTTCCCGCTTTCCATTTTTTTTGCCCGCTTTTATACATAGCTTTTTTACTATTAAATTATGCCAGCTATTGTTGCTGAACCTGAAGCGTTTACTTTAACCACTCTAACGTGAGTTAAAGGCGTTTCAATAGTGCAATTAAAATTAGTTCCAGCACCTGAAGCAAAAGTTGTTACTGTTGCCGTTGCTTCTATTGGAGTTGCGAGTAATCCATTAGAATCAAATTGTGGCACTTGAATTTTTCCAAAAACATGTATTTGTGAATCTTTATCAGTTCTTTTGCCAAAAATTGATCTATTTTGAACTCCGCTATACCCAAAAGTAACCGGAACCCATTCAGTAGTTGTAATAGCACTTAAATTATTAATAAAACTATGTGTTTTTAAAATTATATTGTTGCTCATACATTTCCGTCTTGAGTAATAATAAATGGAATAAATATAGTTGCTCCACCAGCAGTTGGATTTGCACCCGAAACTGCCGAAACAGCAATAACAATATCTCCGCCAACACTACGCATATTAACAGCTGAAACGTTCATAACAGTTGCTTGAACAGCGTTTAATCCAGTTAAAGATGCATATTTTGTAATGTTTCCCGGTGAACCAAAACCAATTCTAGTTCCAGCAGAAACCGCAAAAGCAGAACTCATTATTACATAAGGTGCTCTAGTTAAAGAAGCATTAGCGGGTAAAGCGGCAGAAACTAATTTAGAACCACCAGTAACTTCAATTGCTTTGATTAACTCAACTTCGGCACGAGTATCTTGGGTTATAACGCCATTATCAGTGCCAACTCTAATTCTACTACCAAAACCTGTAAAACCAGTCATAAAATCTCCTAAATTGAGAGGGGAAAATCCCCTCTATTATTGTTAAGCGCCTGCAGAACCATATACGGCACGAGGGTCAGAAGGAATACCAGTTGCAAAACGTTTAGTAATAATGATGTTTAGATTTTGAGTTCTATCATCAGAAAACTTATCAGTTTCAACTTCACGTCTTACATATGATGTTAATCCACCAGCAGTAATGTCGTTAATTAAAAACCAAGCATCTTGATCTGTTAAAAAGTTAGTGCAAACAAGTTCTAATTTCATATTCGATAAAACATTTATGTCATTATTATTTGAACCAGTAGCATATTTAGTTTCAAGAATTTTTGTTGCAATAAAGTATAAACTTCTTGGAATAAGAAGTTGTTTAGGCATAATATTTAACCTTTTACCTTGATCATCTCTAAAATCCATAATGTCAATTATGGCGTTTTCTAATGAAGTTTGAGTTAAATCTGCCGAAACAGCTGGAACGTTTGAAAAAGTTCCGCCAGCAACAAGAGGGTGAGCATTTGAAAATAAAATTTGCCCGTCTGCTCCAGTATAATTTGAATTAAACCCATTGTTAAAAACGTTAGTGTGAACAATTTCTTCTTGATGAATCATTGAACGTGCTGCCATTTCTGGAATTTGTTTAATAATGTTATATTGATCATCCTCAGCCATTTCACGAGTAATAGTCACACCTAAACCATAAGTATTGTGGACATATTCTTTTTGATAGCCTTGAAAAATATCGGTGAATGCTATTTCATCACCTTGTTCTTTAATAGCGGCAGTTGGAAGCGAAGTAATGCCTTGTTCTTTTTCAAAAGATTTTGTTGATTTTTTAATATCAAAAAACTTTTTGTACATTACGTCATGTTCTTTATATTTGTTAGCAAAAATTGTTGCAATACCAGGATATAATAACTCCGCTAATTTTGAAGTTGCTATTGTCATATTATAAAATAATTAAATTAAAATTAAGAAAGAAGTGGGTTAGCTAATTTAACAACAACCCCAGCATCAGCAGGAATATCAGTATTTCTACCATAAATTGCTGTTTCAAAATCAGAAATTCCAACAACTTGGAATTGACGACTTGAAGTATTAGCAGCGGTTGCTGAAGATGCTTTTAAACCATATCCACTTTGACCTGATCTTTGATTTGGAGCTCCTGCAGTTACTGCAAAGAATTTACCAATTAAACCAGCAGATGCAGAAGAATCTATTGCAGTAATATATCTAACTCTAGGGTCAGTAATTACTTCAACAAAACCCGCTTGACCTGAGGTTAGGTAAGGACCATTTGTTGGCTGTGAATGGGTTAAAGGACGCTTATTATTATCTCCATTATTTTTATATGAAGCAATAACAACACCTAAAAGAACAGCAGAAGAAGCTGTTACTCTTTCAGCTAAACCTGTATTGCCTTCAAGTTTTACAGGATCGTTATTATAATAAGCATTATTAGCGGTGGCGACTACTTTAAAAGTTTTAGTAGCGTACGGCGCACCTTGAGACTTTACTGGAATAAAGCCATTACGATATATTGACATATTTGTTAAAAAATTTGGTTAATTTATTCAATTACCAAATCTCCAGTTGTAGGATCAACAGAATGAACATTATTTTTAATAATTTTTTTGCCTTCAGTATTTTTTAGATAATTATTAGTTCTATCAGCAGTTTCTTGCTCATAATAAGATTTGCGTTCTTCTGCAATCTCATCTGGCAAAATCATAGCCACTAATTCATTTCTTTTCATTACTGTAGATGTTAAACCTTTAGAATCATTTATTAAATGTTCATATTCTGTAATACTAGCATCAGGAAATTTGTTTGTATCTAAAATTTCCCAACCTTCAGCTTTCTTTTTAGCAATATTTTCTGCAGTATCGTGACACCAACGAACCCTATAACCTTCAGGAGCTTTTAAAATTCCTGTTCGACTAGCGGGTTTCCAACGTACTGGTTTTCTAACTGGTGCGTTGCGATTTTGTTTTTTTACAATTGATTTCATATATTTTAAAAATATTACTTAAAGTTATCCAAAGAGATGGGTCCACTGCTACTAAGTTTTCTCATACGAGCATAGTCTTTTTCACTGACTCCTAGTTTAGAAGCATAAGAGCGTTCTAGGTCGCTTAATTTGTTTGCTTGATTATCCGATCCTGCATTTAGCGTTGCATTGCTTGACAATACTGGCGCATGCCTAAGTGTATTTTGCGAATTGTTTTTATTTTGTCCTAAACCCATATATTTGTCAACTTCATTCATAACAATTGACAAAGATGGTCTTTGATTTTTTCTTATATATTTATTTGCTACCGCTGCAACCATATCCACAACATTTTCAAATTCTGGATGTCCTTGTTGCAACCAAGGTCTTTTTATTTCTCCATTTTCGTCTTTTTCCGATGTTAATTTATTAGCATCAGCAATATCTTGTGGATCTGAATAAAAATCTTGTTTAACAGGAGTTTTTGGTTTAATATTTTGCTCTTGTTTTGTAGCAGGAATTTTATTTATTAAGCTATTTAACTTTTGTTCCGTTTTAAAGTCAAGTATTTTTTCATTTATTTGTAAAGCTTTGTCATATTCAAAATTTTCAATAGCTTCTTTGTACTGATTTCTTAATTGACTTAATACTTGATTTTCATCTTGCTCATTAAATCTTCCTTGTATTTGTTGTAATTGAGTTTGTAATTGATTTTCTTTTACTTCAAAATTTTCAGTAATTCTTAACAATTCATCTCTTAATAAAGCATTTGTTTCTTCTGCGGTTTTTTGTTTTTTATACAATTCGCTTATTCTTTGTTGGACTTCAGGATCTTCAGTTTTTACAAATTTATCTTTTTGAGGTAATTTTAATGTTTCCCTTTCTTTTACCTCATCTTTATTAATTTCTGTTTGTTGATTTTCTTTTTCATTTTGCGTAAATTCATTTTCTTGAATTTCGTTGCTTTCTTCAGAAATATTATTGTTTTTAATACTAGCAATAGCATTATCTAATAATGATTCGGGATTGGAGGTATCTATACCATCAATTCCATTAATTTTTACTTCATTTGTCATATTTTATAATATTATTTAAACGTATAATTCACCTAAAATATCTTCATCAGAACATAAATAATATTCTTTTTCAATATTTGGTATTTTAATCCAATCGCCAGCAAAACGGCTAAACATAACCTTTTTACCTATAAGTTCTTTAACTGGTTGATCGCATTCAGTACCAGCATCTAAAACAATTCCAATTGTTGGAGCATTTATTTTAGGGTCTTTTGTGTGTAAAATAATTCCTCCTTTACTTTTTTCTTCTGCGGTTTCTCTTTCAATCAAAACACGATTAAAAATTGGTCGCAGTGGATAAGGATATTTTTCTGTCATATTATTATGATATAAGTGTTAATGGTTAAAAACCGCGCAGGGCATTTATTAAAGAATTCCCTCTAAGATTATTATTAATATTATTTTGACTTAAATATTGAGATTCTACAGGAAGCAAATTAGCTTGTGGATTATCTCTAATATTTCTCTGCAATAAATTTATATAATAATCTCTTGATGAACCACCCAATCCTTCACCTTGCGCCCCTTGCGTTGCTAAATAAGAGCGTTTTTGTTCATCTGTTAAACCACCAAGTTCTTGTAAAGAACCAGGTAATGCCATATCTCCTATGCTGTTATTTGCAATTTGAGTTCCCGCTTCATATCCTGCATTATATCCACCAGCTTTATTTTGTAAATCTGTTTGTTGGCGTTGTACACCAGAATAACCGGAATTTCCAGCCATAGCACCTGGAATAGCCCCAAATATTCCTAAAGGCGCACCAGCTGCAAATCCCGTTCCAATTGCTGCCGCTCTACCAAGTGATTTACTACCAGTTAATCCGCCAACAGCTTGACCGATATTTCCAGTAAATTGTTTTATTTTTTTAATAAATCCAAATTCAGGCGATCCAGTTTCGGGGTTTATATTTTCAAAACCTGAACCAACCATATGAGAACGATAATCTTCATTTTCATCGCTCATTACTTTTTTTAATTTAACTAAAAAATCGGGATGTTGAACTAAAATATCTTTTGGAATAACATAATCACCAGGCGTTACATGTGCCATCATTGTATCACCTTTTCTGCCCGTCGATGCCATCGCATCAATTTCAGGATTTTGTGATGGTATAGTTTGCGCTAATTCAGTTTGTTGTTGCGGTCTCATAAATTATTGATTTTTAGTTAAATATTTTAAATATTCTTTTGGGATTGGGAGCGTTTGGTCAAGAAATCCTGTCTCTGACCCTTGACGATTTGGGACAAGTGATTCAGGATTTTCCATTCCCCTTGCAATTCCCTCAAATCCCCCAATTCCTTGATTGTCATAGCTTTCTCCTGCGGGCGATACATTTTCGTTAGCTCCTCCAACATTTTGATAGTAATTGGATTCTTCCGCCATAGCTCGTAGTCGTCTTGCATTTTCTAATTTTTCCTCATTTTGTTTATATAAATAAGCAACATGTTTTTGTCTATGTGCCATAATTGCTGACATAGTTTCTTTATCAATTTCTTCCGCAAATGGTCCTTTTAACAATTCATCAATTACTTGGATATGTGTTTTATGATCTTGATCTTCAAAAACATCAAATAAAGGACGTTCGTTTGCTGGCATTAAGAAAAAAGTGTTTTCTTGTCTTTGATCATCTATTTTTTGCGGTTGTTGTTGCTCTTCGGGGTTTGGTAACATATCTTTTATGTCTTCTATTTCCATAGCTTCTAACATTTTTTTAGAAACTTCGTATAAAGATTTTGGATTATTTGCCATTAAAGGGTTTTGAAACGCAAATTGATATAAAGATTGTGCTTTAGCTATTTTTTGTTGTTTAGTAATGTTTCTAGGATCAAAAATAGGAATTATTTTTAAATCTTCTTGATAATCTTGTTTAGTAATTCCAAATAATTTACCATTTTCTACAAAATAAGCATCATCTTGAAGATATTTGCGATTTAAATTATATAATTTTTCTAATTCATCTTGAAATGAACTTGCCATTTGCTCCATTACGCTGGTTGGCATTTGCAATGATTGTTCGAGCATGGTGGTAATAGTGACGGGCTGGTATACTTTTTCTACATCACCAGTAACGGCATCTGTTACCGAAGTTAAACTTCTTGCATAATTTTCTAAACCTTGCATTAAATTTATATAGGCTGGATTTGGTCCAGCAAATTGCAATTGATAAAATTTATCGCTTATTCTGCCGTCGCCAAAACCTGAAGTTTTAACAAATTTACCCATTGACATTTCAATTTCACCGCCTTTAACATCTAAAGTTTCATCCATAAAACCTGAAGCAGTATTGGCAAGTTCACCAGCATTGACAGATTGTCTTAACATTTTGTTAATTGCAATGTTTAATTTACCCGCTAAATGTCCTATACCATAACCATAAAATCCATCTGGATTTTCTAAAAATTTATAGTGAGTAAAATATTCAATAGGTTCTTTGTTTCTTAAAGGTTTTCCAGTTTCATCAATTTCGTAACGAATTTGTATTCTTAAAACTTTTTTACTTTGATAGTCAACGGTAATAATATATGGCTCTAATATACCATCGCCATCTAAATCATAAAGGGTGTGGCTTTCTAATATTTTAGCGTATTCTATACTATTATCGCCACTTGGTTTTATACCTTGAAAATCTATTTCAACTTCTTCAAATTCGTTTTCTGTGCCGATTTCATATTTTTCAGCTACATCTATAAAATATTCACTATTTTTAAGTATTTTTGTTTCATTTATAGTTTTATATATTACATGCGTTTTTCTCGGAACTTTTTCTATTGCTACTGGTCCAATGGTATAAGGAACTACCAAATCAACAGCCCTAACTCTTTCAACTACATTTTCACGTATTACTGGGTCATAATATGTTTTAGTAAAATCAGATCCATTTAATGGGGTTGCTAAAAACATTGCATTTTTTTCTCGTTTGTAATTTTTATTTAACAAACCCAATTGAAATGACATGTGTTTAGCAATTTTTTCAGCTCTTTCAACGGTTTCAGAATTTATATTGTTGCCAACAGGAATTGCGTCAAGAAAATTGCGAGTTGGAAAAAACGCTTTGTAAGCACGGGATTGAAAAGAATTACAGGCTTCTGTTACAATTGGAACACCATCACGGCTTGAGCCATCCCAAGGTTCGTTATCAGGTTCATCGGTTTGATTATATAATTTTTTCCATTCAGTATGTTTTGCTAACCAATCGGATCGCGAAGCAAGATCGGAACTAAAATCGTTATATATTGATAAACCTATTTTTTCTAACTCATCTTTGTCTAATTTTGACGCTAGATTAAGTTGTTCCACATTTAACCCTTGTGATATTAAATCATCAATTTTTATCATTAATTGCCATATCTAAATTAAATTGCTTTTGCAATAGATAAGGCTTTTTTAAAGCTTCCAACATTAAATAAATAATTATTTTTTCTTTTTTACAAGCTTTTTTGCTCCAGCTTTATCAGCTTTCATGTCAGCTTTTGAATTTTCATATTTTTTCAAAGCACTTTTAGGATTAGTTGCTTTTTTAATTGATTTTTTTGGCATATTTTTGTAAATAATGATTAATATTAACAGATTTGGAATATATTTTATTATTTTTATCTTGCAAGTATTTTTTATTTAATTTTAAATTTTTATGCAACCAAGGAATTATACCTTCGCCGTAAACCTCAAAATTATTTAAACCGGAATGTTTAAAAAAATCTCTTAATTCCTGCACTTGTGCTAAAAATTCACCTTTTGTCCAAAAAGTTCTTCTAACTTCTTTTTCATTGTAAGATTCACAAGATAAAGTAGTTTCTAACCAAATTGGTCTTTTGTTTTCACCCTCACCTTTTGTCAGTTTTAAATCTGGTTTTTCTAAACTGCATAAATCATAAGCAAATAAATGGAATTTTTTAAAACCAAGCATATCTAAAACCGCAATTCCTCTTGTGCAAGTAGCGGAACCGCCACAAACCATTTTATGATCTTTAGGTAATATTTTATGTTCTTCTGCACCAACATAAGCATTATATCCCCATATTTCACAACCCTGTTCTAAAAGATTTTTAGTTACTTCGGGATTAACCATAGACGCAACAAACCATTTTATTTGATTTGCTTTTGGATGATTAACAAAATCCTTTACATGTTCTCTAGGGTCTAACAATATACAAGCCCAAGGAAGAATATCAGCATCTAACAATTTTTCTAGTGCGTGTTTTACGGCTACAATTTTAATTCCTTTTTCATAAAAAGGTCGAATTTCTTCAGGACATAATGAAGGACCAGCATTTGCAATAACAATTTCTTCTTGATTCGGCTCGCAAATATCTAACCAGTTTTCAATTAATTCTAAATTACCTTTAATATTTTTTTGTATTATTTCATGATCTACGCAATTTTTAGTTTGAACTTTTAAGTTTTTTAAATCAACAACTCCACTTTCTTTTAGTTTTTTTGGTCCTTTGTGGTGAACCATAAATTCTGCTAAAGTAGTTTTTTCAAAAACATCTCTACCCTCTATTCCTTTGGAAATATTTAAGAAAACATCTTTGCCATTAGCGTGATTAAAATCTTGTGCAATAACATCAAACACAAAACTGTCATGCCATTGTGCTAAGGTTAAAACTTCATCATTGATATACATCGATACCATTTTGTCTAAAAATTCTTTACCACCTTTTTTAAGATTAAAAATCATAAAACCACATTCGCTATGATCCCAATCTTTTCTTCCTAAATAACTTGTAACTTGTTTTTTTGGTAACCATTGATTAAAATTTTCTATTGGTTTTTTTATTTCAATATCAGCATCCATCCAAATAAGATATTCTTTACCTTCCGCTAAAGCGAATGTCATGGCTTGATGCAAAGCAAAAACTTTAAAAGAAAATCTGCGGTAGTCCATGCGATAATCTTTTTCGTCTTTTAATTTATGACGCTTTAAAAATTCTAATTGCTCAGGTGGAAATTCCCTTGAAATAAAAATAATATTTTCGTCTCTAGCTTTTTCAGTTAAAGGTAATAACCATTGCTCCGTTTCTTGTAATTGTGGGCAAGGGTCTAAGCCAATTAAAATGGTTAAATCTTTTGGCAAATTATTAAGCCAAGTTGGTATAGTTTTTTGTGGATATTCTACCCAATTAGGAAAAGTAGTGCAAAGAGCTATGTTTTTATTCATAATTACCATTTTAAATTACTAATTCTTTTAATGTCATTTTCTATATTTACCCCAAATTGGAATTCAATAAAATTAGCATGACCGCTAAAACTATGAATAACTTTTTTAGTAATGTAAAAAAATAAATTATTATTGCTAAATTTACCGTTTAAATAAAACTTTCCGTTACCTTTTAATTTTATCCAAAATTCACTTCTTAATTTGTGTTTTTGAAATGAAAGTGACCCATCAAATTTTAAATATTTAATTTTTAAAAAAGGTAAATTAATTAATGTAATGTAATAACCCCAGTTTCTATATACTTTTTGCATAATTGTTTAATAATTCACTACTTGATTGAATTTTATTGCCACCAATATTAAAAAGCGGTTTTATTCCTAATTCTAAACACAATGTTAATTCTGGCGTATTATTTTCTTTGCGATCGCCACCATTTGCAAAATAATCAGGTTTTAATTTTAATAAAGCATCACAAACAGAGTTATCTTTGTCATTAACTGCAATAACATCATCAACATTTTTAATATTTAAAAGAATTTTAGCCCTTTCATGCCAATTCATAAAATATTTGCCTTTTTTGCAAACAAGCCAATCATCAGAATTAAGAATAACAACAAGTTTGCCATATTTAGAAGCTTCGTTAATCATGTCAATATGCCCGCTGTGTATTGGATCAAACCCTCCTGATATTGCAATTACCATCCTAATATTACCTCTTTGTGAATTTTTTCTAACACTTTCATGCCAAGACTTTGGCAATATTCGGTGGCTTGTAAATCTTCTTTACCATTTAACCACTGTTCAACAATTATAATTGGTTTGTATTCTTTAATAAAATTAGTCATTCCTTTAACAACTTTATGCTCGTAGCCTTGAACATCAATTTTAA